TTGGTTTTCTATTGATTAAAGGTTTACGAGATTTTCTAGTTTCGTTTCTTCTACCCACTTTCGCCCCACTGTATCTTTGTTTACCAGCGAACTTTCTGTGTCTTTGTAGTTTATCTTCCTCTAAAGGTTCTTCGTCACCTTCTTCCATGTCCTTACCTTCCATATGATAACCTTCTTCATAATGTCCCTCTTCCATGTCCATTTCTTTCATCATTTCAGCGATGTCAGAATCTTCATCAAGATCGATTTCGTAAATGGTTTCACCCATTCCACCACAATCTCCTTCGGCACAATACTCTTTTTCGTTCATCATTTCTTCCATTTCATCCATAGATTCTTTAATGTAATACTCTGCTCCAGTTTCGTTATCTGTTAAATGAATACCGTCTTCATCTTTTACTACTTCTACTTCATCATCGTCAGAGAGTTTTTTGAATACTTTAACAACTTCGTCATCAGACGCACCTGTTAAGTCCACTACTTCTCCTCCCATGTCCATATCCATAGGTAATTCTAAATCCATCTCAACGTCATCCATTTCTTCTTCACCTTCTCCAGCATCTAAGTCTAGTTCAGTATCCAAATCAAGTTCAACGTCATCAACTTCATCTTCATCAGAATCGACATCTAAATCTAAATCCATATCTTCCATGTCTATCATGTCTTCCACTTCATCTTCATCTTCATCAACATCTAAGTCAACTACTTCCTCTTTTTCATCATCAGACCCTTCAATAGCATCGTCATCCATTTGTTCAGAAACTTCTTCAGCTTCTTCTTCTTTGACTTCTTCGTCTTTCTCTTTTAAAGACGACTCAACGATACTTTCAAATTCCTTGGACATATGTGCCGCAAGCATTTCTTTCGTGTTGGCTTTTAAGGCATCTTCTAAAGACTTTGCTTCTAGTAAAGCCTCTTCGATGATTGATTTCTTTTTTTCAGCCATTTTAATTTTATTTTTTTTAAAATATTATTATTATTAACGCATTACTATGCGTTTAATTAATAAATATGCAATAAATCTAAAAAGTGTGTTTTTTTATTAATCTAATAGAAAATTGTTTAAACCATCTTTCAAAATACTATCTTCTTTTTTAGTATTTGATTCTGACATTTGTTGTTCTCTAGAAGGTTCATCACTATATATCCAAGATCCTGGTGTTGATGGTGAAGTAACAATATCCCAACAAATTAATTCGAAGTCATCTTGTACTATATTTTTACCACCTTCTTTTTCTAAAGATCCTACACCTCTAGACGATACACCAATCTTTAAACCTTTTCTTAAATAATTCGCTACTCTATCACCTTCACAAGATATGATTCCTTGATTTACAAATCCTGGTGACATAATAATTTCTAATTTACCCATAAGTACATTACCTTCCCACCATAAGTCTACCACATTATGTGAAATTCTACTTACTGCAACAATAGACGATTCAGGATGATCCGCTTCACCTAACGCTCTCTTCTCTTTAATAAGTTTAAGGTAATTTTCCGCTTCTCTTCTAAGTAATGCTTCAGGATATACTCTTTCGTTTCTATTTTCCACCCCATATTTCTGCATAACCGCATAAACTATTAAAGGTTCCTCTATAATAGGTTCACCTTTTGATAGTTTTGTCATCTCACTAATAAAGTGTCGGTTATCTTTTGGAGAAATATATCCTGCATCATATTCGATAAGGATACCTTTCTTTTTAATTTCGTTCTTCTTTAATATTTCCATAATAATGATATACTTTAATTATAAATATATCACTATGTTAAAAAAATTACTTTTTAGTTCTATAGAAAGTAAAAATAGAATTGTTTTCCAAACAGTCGGTTACAACATCTTTAATAATCTGTTTAGTGTTATCTACAATTCTTGGTTTGTTTAAAGGAAGATACTTCTTTTGGTATAGTGTTATCTCACAACTCATAAAACTTCTTTTCTCAATAGATAAACCTGAAGTTCTCATATCTAGATCTACCATATACTTATGGTTGTGAAATAAATCTTTGTTTAAAGAGTTGTTTAGTTTTTGTTTTATTTTTTTTCTTACGTTACGTAAATAGTAATCGTAATTTAAGTTTTCATCTAATTCACTTAGTTGTCCCCACGCACATAAGTTGATGTATAGACTTTTAGATTCTTTGTTATTAACTGTCCCAATTTTAGTTTTGTAGTTGTCTAATAAATCTAATTTGATTTCTTTTCCTAATTTCATTAATCATTTCTTTCATTTTTTTGTTATTTTTAAAGTTTGTATATTACAATTATAATGATTGTGACGCGAAATGTCAAATTTTAGACATGAAAAAACCCACTATAGTAGCGAACTTTAGTGGGTAATATATTGTCCGTAGACAATAACGGTCCTAATCCGTTTTTTTAAGAGTATATTTATTTACAAAATGAGTCAACAAAATTTGACCACCCTGCAGGTAACTTATCTGAGAACAATTCTTTTAATTGACTCTTATCAATTTTACCATCTTTCATTGCATTATTTATGTCAGTAAAATTTCTAAATTTAATTTCATTACCTTTAGCGTCAGTGTAAGATACTGTCATATCAAAATCATCACCAGTACTTTCATTTAATGTTCTCTTAACAATTTTTCGTAAGTCTGATTCTGTAAGATTTACGATTTTTCCATTTTTTTTAATTTTCATTTTTCTTTTTTTTCCTATTATTATTATTATTATTATTATATAGATTCATTTAAATCATAAATCTTACCTATATCCGTTTTAAAATTTTCTAAACTAAAATTAGTATTCAATAACTTATCTTTAACTTTTAAAAGTTTACCTTTCAAATCCAAATCAGAAGACTCATTTAATTTATTATCGATAGCATCAATACACTCTCTTTTTAGTTTATTAAATATTTCTTCTTTATCTTCATTACTACCATTAAGAACTGTCTTAATAATTTCTTTTTCTGATTCTGAAATATTAGAATATCTAGAGTTAAATTTATTAACCGCCAATTTTGTTAATACGCTAGGTGGTAAATCAACACTTTCTGTAACAACCTCTTCAGTAGTAACTTCTTTTTCTAACATAGGATTAACAATAAAATTAATTGTTTCATTAATCTTCTTAATATTAGAAGGTGTTTTTTTTGTATTAACTAAATATGTTATCTTATTATAAAATTCTTGATTTTCTTTTACAATTTCATTACCTTTAAGAATTTTAAGAAAAAATTCATTTCCTTTATTAATGTGTTCTTCGTTTAAACCTTTTAACAAAGAAATATTTTCTTTAACAAAATCTATAGCCTCAGTTTTATCATCAAATTTAGTGTTTTGTAAATTACTATAAATTAGATACTGATTCTTTAGTGTTTCGTTTTCTTTGATTGTTTTTAAAAACTTAGAAAATAGTTTTTTACCCTTAATGTCTTTTTTAATTGTAGACTCAATAACTAAATTTTTAAAGGTATCTTTTATATTACCAAAATTACTCATGTTCTTTTTTATTAATAAATATTCTGAATTTATAAAAAAGATCTATTTTGTTAAATTATCAATTTCTTTTGTGATATCACTAATCTTAGAATTTAGTATTTCCGTATCTTTTTCTACGTCATCTAAGTTAAATACCTTTTCATCTTTATCTAAACTTTCCATTAGTCTATTTAAATACATACCTTGATATTTTTTAACCTTTTCTTCGTATTTTCTCTTTTCTTGTTCTAATAAAAGATTTTCTTTTTTATCTTTAGTAGATTCTACTGCCGTTTCTGTTTCTGCTGCAGATGCTTCACCACCAGCTAAACTATCTGCTGCAGATTCTAAACCACCTGACTCACCACCGAACCCTGCCATTTCACCGCCAGTATCTCCACCACCTTCTTCACCACCTTCTGCTGGTGCTGCACCTGTCAATGCGGAGAAATCACCGTAAAGTTTATCAACTCTATCAAAGATACCTGTTTTCTTAATTACGTTTGCAGTTTGTTCCATTTCTGCTGCTGCCGCTTTTTCTAATCTTTGTTGTTCTAAATCATTTCTAATATCTTCTTCTGACATACCTAAGATTTCTTTTCTAGCTCTCGTCATAGACATTGAACCAAAACCGTTACCAGCATCAGATACCGCATCTTTATATAGTGTAACTTTTAATTGAGTTTGTTCTATCTTTAACATTTCAGCTTGTGTTGAAGGGTTGTTAAGAGTTAAAGTAAAGTTTTCTAATTCATCTTCTAATCCTAAAATATATAAGTGAATTATCGCAATCTTATTTAACTCTTGTAACATTGCTTGTTGAATTCTATTAACAGTTCTAGCAAATCTAATATCTTGTAATGCCAAATTTTTACCTTCACCATTCACCTCTTCAAAACCTAAAAATGGTTTTGGTACTCTAAGTGCAGTAAATAACTTTTTTTGTAGATACTGTATATCCGCAATCTCCGATAGGTTAGTTGCACCTGGTAATGTTTCTATGGGTGATGGTGCACTCGCATCCCTAACTGGAATAAAATAGTCCTGATCTTGTGCCATTTGATTATACCTAGTATCTATCTGTCCTGTGTTTTGATCGATTACAGGACTCCTTTTAAAATTATCAGCAATTTTATTTACATAAGATGGTACATCTTGTTCGTCAATATTACCTACAAATATTTTAAATATTCTTCTCTCTGGTGCTCTTGTTACCCTATATATTAGCATTGCGTCTTCAGAAAGTAATAATTGTTTCCATATCCTTCTAGCTTTTTCTAACATAGATGTACCATATGGAAGTCTTCTATCATCACCTAATAATCTAAAATGTGCAACTTGCCAAGCATTAAATTCAATATCCCTTTGTCCCCATATAAACTTAACTGGATTAAATTTATCTGTATCAGCATTCATAGAGTTTTCACCAAAACCAGAGTTTTCTTTTCTACTAATTTCTATGTTTGGTAATTGTTTTACACTTGTCACACCATCGTCACTATCAATACTTAGATATAAAAAGTCATCACCATATTTACAAACATTTCTAGTCCACATTGGTAATGATGTGTGAATATCTAATCTATTAAAAAATAAATCATCTAATATTCTTCTAACCCTTCTACTTTCAGAAAAAATATTAATCACTTTATTATCTGGATTTAGTGTAGTAGACTCTTCCATCATAATATCTAAAGCTGCCGCAATTTCTGGAAAAAATTCCATACCTTCAAAATCTGCATATGAAGCTAATCTAGTAGTTTCATAATATATGGAGTGTTGATATATTTCATTATCTACTTTCTGCCATTGATTTGCGAGGTATGCATCTTGTTGTCTTTTTAACTTTTCATAGTCGTACTCTTCTTTAGACTTAGTTTTTAAAAGTTCTTTATCGTTTATAGAATACCTAGATTTACTTTGTTGACGATTAACGTCAGGTCCAAATAAATCATTTAATTGTTGAAATACTGTTTTTCTTGCCATTTTCTTTTAATATACTTTGTTACTATTATAATAAATATATAGAAAAACTAAATACTATTTAATTCCAAACAACCAATTATAATCACCATTATCATTATTACTATTATTTGATTGTTTTGGATTATATGTTGGGGTATTAGTGTAGAAAGGATTTATGTGTTTTTCTTCACTAAACATAGTGTCTCTTTGTTTATTTGTTGTATTTACCCAACTATCTAACATAGCTTTAGTTTGTTTCTCAACATGTTCTAATTTCTTAAAGGAAGTTTGTATTATAAATATTGCCATCGCATATGCCATAATTATATCATCATGATAACCTTCCATATGATCAGCCCTACCACCTTTATAAACAAAAGTTCTAAGTTCAGATATCATCCTTTGTGAACGTATAATGGTTTTATTTTCTCTAATATGTTCTTCTAATTCAGATACCATCTGTAAACGAGTGTTCCCAACATTAAATCCTGGTACTTTATCACCTTGTTTATATGCAGTTTTTGCGTATTTCTCAGATAATTTTCTACTTTTAGGGTCATCATAATGTAGATGTTTATAGTCCATTTCCAAAAGTTTTAAGACTGTTGCAACACCCATACCACCTGTAATATCTACTATAGTATATGCATTATACATATTACCATACTTATATACCATCTCTGCTAACATATCAGGAGGTAATTTATATTTAAACTCCGCAACTTGTTCTAAATTCTCAAAATCTAATATCACAATAGTGGAACTATCTTTACCATCCCCTCTACTGACATCAACCCCCATTATGTATTTATGTCCCACTTCAGGTTTTTTCCAAATCCACATACTCTTTTCAATCTCAGAAGCAAATTCAGGATCTTTTACGAAATTTTCTTCGTGATATGTTACATACTCATCATCGACAACATTACCCCCTGAACCAATAAATGATACATCAAGCTCTTGTGCGATTTTTTTAGGGTCACCCATATCTGCAGCCATCTCTTCATACCAAGGGGATAAAGGTTTCCAACCATCCTTTATCATTACTTCATAATATTCGATTGTAGATTCATCAGTTTCATATATATTATCCATATATTCCCATCTTAACTTAGTCCTATCTACCGTATCACATATTATTTCTTCTTTTTCCTCATCTTCACCCCTAACCCAATAAAGTCCTCTATTATACCTAACATCGTGATACCATTTCATTTCTACTAAGTTGAAGTTATTATCACCTGTTTTAGACTTATCATAGGTTTTATAGTATAGAGGATCCATACCATTTGGTGTAGATATTAATGCAATCTTACCACCAGTACCTAACGATGCCAATGCTGCACCAAATACCTCAGAACCGTTGTCAATAAAGGCTGCTTCATCCATAACTAAAAATGTTGGCGTAAAACCCCTTAATGCGTCTTTAGATGTTGCAAGTGCTCTAATCTCACAACCATTAGATTTTAATTTAAGGTGTCCCTTTGAGTTTATCTCTAAATAATCACTACCTTCATTTAAACCCCAAACCCAATAAGGTATCTGATCTAAAAAGTCTTTAACTTTTTTTAAGAATTCTTGTGCTAGTGTCTGTTTGTTCGCCAGTATCAACACTTTACTAGGGTTATCGGGGTCACCAAATGCAGATTTGACTGCAATATAAGCGGCAGTAGTAGTAGACACACCTGCCTGTCGAGGTTTGGTAACTAAATTACGATTGAACTCTTCATAGGATTTAATTACTTCTTTTTGTTTATAAAACAATTTAAAAGGTACCATACCTTCTTGTGTTAAATCAAATGTCTTTAAAAACGTTTCAATACCATAAATAGGATCTCCCAAACAACGAGCAAATATTTTCAATTGTTCCGCTCTATCCATAACTCTTTTTTATATAAATATGATTAAATGGTTAAAATGCAACTAAATTACCTTCTTCGAAAGCATTATAGTTAGGACCTAATTTATATGTAACATTACTACCACCACCTATCTTTTGTATAATACCAGCAACGTTTGCGGCACTCCAAAACTGAGAAAATTGTCCTGGCGAATCCTGACTACCAATGTAATTTAAAAACCCTCTCTTTGTTTTTTTAGGGGTGTCATTCATATAGTTTACTAAATCTCTACTCATAGTATCATCCTTCCTTTTAAAAGTATAACCACCTCTCATTTTTTCAAATAAAACAATCCCATTTTTTTCTGCAAAATCTTTAACTGTGCGAGTAAGATTTTCTACATCATTTGTATAATTCATACTTTTTTTAATATTAGATGCAATTCTAATTGCTTCTCTAGGTTCATAATTATCAAATAAGTAAGATACTACGTCATCAACCATACCACCCATAATTTCTTTTAAAATTTTAGATTCAACACCCCTAATCTCAAACCTATCTACTATTAACTTTTGTAACTTACTTAAAGAATTATATTTTTCTAATGGATTTTTATCACTACCAACTATCTCTTCTGTTTCTTCTTCTATAAAGATGTCTAATATTGGGATTAAACGGGTATCAATCCTTTGTATGTGATACCCTCTTAATCTAGGTAAAATAGTATTTTCAAACCAATCACGTATTTTCTTACTATGTTTAAACATACGTTCATCAAAACCAAATTCTTTAAAATATACATCTAACGCACTCATAGGGTTTAAAAGTTCAACCCTTTCGAAAAACTTATTAAGAAAACGTTCTTCTTTAGGGTGTAAATTATCCTCTACTATTCTACTTAATTGACTCTCTGTTAGTTTAATCTTCATATCATAAATTACCTAATACGTTATCATTAAAATATTCTTCTACTTTTATGTGGTTGGGATAAAAATAACCCATATCTGGAGTTCGTAACATTTCACCCTCACAATCTAATAATACTTCTATGACATTTAAAAAGTAATATTCATTATCTTGAGGAAATTCTCCTTGACACTCTAAATAGTTAATGTTGTATTCCATAAATTTATCCGTCACATCAAATTTAAGTATATGTTTATCAGAACCACCTTCTTTTTTTGATTTTACCATATCCCATTCAGGTTTAGAACCAATAACTGAAATTACTTCTTTCATCATATCCCCATGTAATTCGCTTTCTGCTGCAGATTCATACGCCCACCTATATAAGTTTTTCAATTCTAAGGCTAAATTACCAAACATACTTTCATTTTCAATTAACTCACCCAACAAATCATTATCTAATAACATATCTTCCCTTAACCCATCTCCATATGGGTCGTCTTCGTCATATCTTCCAGGAACACCATCAAACTGCCTACCAATAAAATTATTTTCTATAATATATTCTTTTATGTGTTGTAAAGATTTTTCGTCTAGATTATCCCACACATCACTATCAAAATCTACATCAAACCAACCATATATATCTGGATCTCCTGACAAAACTCTTTCTGCGGTATCCCTATCATCGTCATGAAATAATATAGATAATTCCTCATAATTATCACAGATTAAATATATTTTATTCCCTTCTATTTGAATATCCCCATAAACAGATTTAGGTACTTTACGTTTATTTTCTTTTGATGGTTGTATGATAAACGTATCTAATGTAAAATATTTATCTATCCACCCTGTACCATTTAAAATTTTATAAGGGTCACTAACATTATTTCTTAAAAGGTTATCTTCTTCGTAACCAGCGTAATCAAAAGGGTCTTCACCTAAAACATTGGTGAAAAAATTAAACACCCCAAACATAATCTCTTCATGTGAATAACTATCTGAACCTAATAACTCATCTACCTCAGATATATAATCGGGTATACTATATCCGTCATCATATTTTTTAAACAACTTACTTAATATCTTATTAAATAGTTTTAACTCTTGTGGTTCTAACATTATTTGTTTTATTAATAAATATTGATTTAAAATAAAAAATCCCACCTATTGATGGGATTGGTTATATATTAAAAATTAATCTTATATATACTTATGAAGTTTTTCTACAGTTTCAAAATCACCATTGTCTAACGCATCATCAATTAAATCTTGTATTTCTCTAGGTGACATCTCAGAATAGTCTACTTCTTTAGGTTCAGACACTATAGGTTCTTCTTTAGGTTCATCACCTAAATTGTCTAATATATCATCCATATCATCATATCCAGTATCACCTAAAATATCATCTAAACCTTCTGATGGTTCATCTTCATGAATATCTTTTAGGGTTTGGATAACTTCTTTACATTTTTGACTACCACTTAAAATTTCTTTCATAAATTCGTGAAATTGTTTCGCTGGTAACTTAGTTAATTCTTGAAATAACCATTGTTTCATATCGTAATTATCACTACCTACACAATCTAAGAATTTTTCCCACATGCCTGGACCTAATCTCATTCCCCAAATCTCACCTTCTACTGTGTCTGCCTTTTTAATTACTTCCGCCTGTTCTTCAAAGTCTAAGTGTCCATCTGCCCAATTGATTGCAGATAATTCTAATGTCCCTTTGATTAATTCGTGTACTAACAATGGAAATATCCACGCTTTTGCAACTACAACAGGAATTTCATCATCTTCTTCGATATCTACTTTTTCCATTTCTTCTTCTTCATCCTCATCTTCTGGCGCCTCAGCTTTTCTCCATTCTATCTTCTCTACACCACCAGTTTGTCCACCCATTGCACTATCAGGTATAATCCAATATTGGAAATCTGCAAGTGACATAAGTTTACCATATAATCCCATAAGTCTAGGGTCGATAGAATCTAATTCATCTGCAACCATATGGAAAATATAGTGTCCTTTTTTAGAAGCTCCTTGCATCAAAGCGTTTATAACTCTCCTTTTGTCAACTTCCATTTCTAACTCTTCCATTCTTTGTGCACTTTTTGGTGATTTAGGAACATTAAAGTCAGAATCATAATCATCATCTTCTTCTTCTTCTTCATCATCCCCAAAACCTAAATCAGTACCTGGAGGTGAAAGGGTTGCCTCTAACATTTGATCTGGAATATCAAACTCTTCTGATACAATATCTATCGCTAATTGTTCTAACGCATCTTTATGTCTTGTTTCTATTTGACTTACTTCACTCATTATCTGAAACATTTGTTGCATCATCATAGGGCTTATGTTTTGTATCCCATGATATCTTTTTACTTTATTAATGATTTCTTTAAATCTTTTACTAGCCATTTTTTCAGAATAATTTTGTAAATCAGAACCCACAGGCATAGACTTACTTTTACCAAAAATATGTTCACCACTTTTAAGTTTACCTTCTATATCTGGATTCATTCTTTCGGGATGTTCTGGATCATATTCAATTGCTTCTACAATCCTATTAATTCTTAATTTCTCACTAAGAACTCTTTTTGTAACTTCACTTATAATATTTTTTCTTTTCATTTTAATATTTTTTTTATATTACCAATCATAAACTACTGATGTCCACATACGGAAAGCTTCATTGGCTAATTTTTCAAACACTCTCTGTACGTTTCTAGTTTCGTGGTCACCATTAGTTCTATCAATTCTTTTTAATGCTGCTCTGATTAATACATCTCTAACTGCTTGTTTTTTCTCTAGTAAATAGTTAATGATTTCTATTTTTTCTTCTAATGAATCTAATTCACTTTGATATAAACCAATGTCTTCCCCTTCGTTTTCTATATCATACTCTAATTCTTCTTTTTGTTGTTCTAAAGACTCTAAATCCATGCTTTGTCCGTATAACCATCTATGTAGATCTTTTTTAGTCCAATTAAGTATTGGGGCTGCACCAAACATGTTAATGAGTCCACTTTCCCTAAGTTTTTCTAACCAACCTACAATTACACTAAATTCCCTTCTATCTAATTCTGGTACAATATATAATTTTTTACCTCTAGACTCATTCATTGTTTTCTTAGTATTTACGTATTCTATTAACTCACCTTTTTTCATTTTAGGATTAATAGATTCTTTTCTTCTATGTGGTTTCTTTATAGAACCTTCATAACCTATAGATGCGGTACAAACTGCATATGGGTTATAATCTTCTCCCCTTTCTTTATTTTGTTTTTTTACATCTTTAACGCAACGTTCCCACTTTTTTTTATGGATTGGGCTTTCTTTTTCCTTTTTGGACTCGTTTATATTAAAATAATATTTACTTTGTTTTTTATTTAAAAAATTCTCAGTCATTATTTTTTTTAATATGTCCTTTTTTTTCATTATCTTTTATTTAAGAATTTTTTAAATAAGTCTTTTGTTGTTCGTT